TCAAATAACCCAGGGCTTTTAATTCTGCAAGAATATTCGTTTGGATATGGCATAATATCACCTACTTGATAAATAAAATTTTCCCATTTGTCTTAAACCTGTATCGAGTATAAACATCTTAAAAAACTTCTTAGCTTTGGTAGCGTTCTTTAATTTCTTAAATAACTTATATCCCTTAGCTTCAACTTTCTTGAAATAAACTTTATTACCAATTCTTGTAAAAATTTCTTTTGTATATTCATTATTTGGTATAAAATCTTCTACTATTTTCAATTTATTCCTTTAGTAAATTATTTTCTTTTAAAACTAACCATAAATCCCAAGCAAATTCTTTAATCCATTGTTCTTTAGTGCCATCTCTAAGAATATGTAATACTTCGTGAATAAATGTCATTTCTTGAAATTCTTTTGATGCTTTTGAATTTAATCTTATTAGAGGAGGCAATTCATCAAAATCGCCAAATATCCTATTTCCCAAATCTTCAAATTTTATATCAAATTCAATACCTTTAATTTTTACTTTTTTAGGTATTTTCATTAAGCTACCTTCCTATAAACTTCTTTAAACCAACTTCCTAACTGTGGTTGACTTGCAGGATTTTTCATATAACCAATCCAGTTATTTACAAACTGCTGGCTTGATATTGCTTTATCGGTCGTATAACATTCACAATGGGGATGAGGTGTAACTGGTAGATTTTCAGGCTTATAAACTCCCGGTCCCAAACCTTCATCATTGCTTGCAATATCTGAACAAGTAGCGCAGGCAGCTCCTGACGTACTCCATAGAATACCAATAAGTCCAGGATTTTTAAGTGAAGCCATTCTATCAGCTTCCCTGAAAGCATTGGTACGTTCAGTTCGCAGTAATCTTGCTGCATCAAACTGCACTCGCCTGCCGTGAAGCTTCGTAACAATTCCACGTCTAGAAGGATTAAGCAGTTTATTCAGTCTATGTTCTAATACCTTACTAGATGCTGGCCTTCCTGATACAATTTCTTCTAAAACAATTCGTTCAATTTCTCTTTTTGTACGCTTTTCAAGTAACCAAATTCTGTCAGATAATTTAAGCCCATCTTCCCAAATCCTGGAATAAATTACTTTCACGGTATCATCGGTAACTCCAGTAAGCACTCTTTTTAAATCTACGTCAAATCCTGCACCTGAAAGACGCTTACCGTACTTATCCAGCATTATCCCATTTACTTCCTGCCCTAAATCAGCACTGTCAATAAGCACTCCGTTAAGCATCCTTTTAAAACCATTAGTTAGTCTATCAGCTTCTTTCAGTAATGCTGAAATCTCTTTTTTCTTCTGCAAGTAACTCCACGATGTTTTATCAATAATATTTCTTGCATCTTTTTTTATACTTTCTGCAAATTGAATATAAAGGCATCCTAATTCTTTTTCCTGTACTGCTTTTAGCTTAATCCAGTCTTTACGATTTTTTAGGATATATTGTTCAAATTCATCAGACATTATCTGTTTGATTATGTGATAAATGTTTATATTTGGCCATACCCGTAATCGAGTGTGTATGATTGTCCGTAGTTGGGTAATTATAGTATTTACCGAAATCATATACTCCGTAATTACAATAATTACTTATACGACTATTAATTATCTTTTCTATTAATTTTCTTAAAAATTTTTTAAACATTATTCACCATTCTTACAATATATTTCTTAAATTCATCATTTATTAATTTCTTTTATTCCTATTTGAACTATTTTGCCTATTTTTAATTTGCCCTCGATTGCTTCTGAAATACATACCAATTCTTCAATACGATTATTTATTCTTTTACCCAAATAGAGTTTCCCGTTTATTTTAAGTATTTCACCGCCAGCTATAATTTTAAATTCATTACTCATTTTTAATCTCCTCACCATAAACTCCACCCATATTCTTTTCCTGTTCATTCTGTTCTGCCAGTATTTCAGCCATTAGCTTTTCAGGGTCTTCTACGCCAAGCCTATCCATCTCGGTTCGTACAGAACTTAATCCAGCCGATAACTTCAATAATGCAATTTCTATTTCTTCCTTCTCATGTAAAGGTACTGGCATGTGGGTAATAATCTCAATATCTGCATCTTCGGGATAAGAATAAGACTCGTAGATTGCCCTCATCTTTAAGCTATCTTTATACATCTGTTCCAGTTTAGGCTTCCAGATAGTATTCTTGGTATTGGTCTTAGATATCATAGAGGCAAACATCAACTTTAATGCCACTCCCGATAAGTTACCCAGTTTTGATACTATTGCAGGATTTAGCTGAATAACACTGGAAAGTTCAAACATTATGTCTTTTAGATTGTCTATATGATTTTTTAAGGTATCGGTATAGGCAAATTTAGACTCCAGTTTAGATACTTCAGATTTAATATCGCCTGTTCCAGCAGTCATTAATTCCCAAACAGCTCCAGGCTTTGTCTTGGGTCTGGACTTTTTACCTTTAGCATCGGTAAATTGCTTGATATTCATCATAATTGTAATAGCAAACATTTCAAATCGCAGTGCATCAGATGAGTCTGAATACTTTTTATTAAGCTCATTAATTATCGGTATCAAGTCTATAAGTTCTGAATACCCCCACACCATACCAAGCGCTGGATTATTTGGAATAATATAAACTGGTATAAAATCAAGATATTTTTTACCGCTACCCAGATATATCGGGGCTTGGATAACTTCTTCTACTTTTAAGTTTAGTTTCACGTTGTAAGTAGCTTCTTCAAATAAGCACTTATCCCCTATCATCTCAAAAGTCTGCTTCCAGATAATATCATCACTCTTAAAAGCTACAAAATGAACTTTAGTTAGCTTCTCGTAATCATCAAATTCAGTAATCGGAAAACATTCTATTCTTGGCCGGGGTAAAAATCTTATTCCTAACTCATCATCATAGGTCATCTTAAAGACTACCCCCCCGGAAGTATTACATTCTTTAGCTGCCTGCTGGAGTTTCAGGTTCATATTATTCTTTTTGTGGGTTTCATACAGGTCTTTTTCTACAATCTCAATTTTCTTATCCAGAGACTTTTTATCTGAACTTACCGCAATATCAATAGGCTTTTCAAACTGCCAATTAGCTAACTTGTCTATGATATACCGGGAATAGTTTATTGGTATCTGTGCAGGTTTTCTTTCAGTAGTCTGTTTAAATTCAGGGTACTTTAACTCAATGTGCTTAAAAACATCGTTTTCGTAGTAGTCGTAATACTTTATAAGCGCATTTAGTTGTGCCAATTGCTTTTCTGTGAAGACTGAATATGTTGTATCTTTAACTTCTTCAGGATAAGCTAGTTTTATTAAATTGCGTAAATCTGCCATTATTTTTTCCTACATATGTTTTTAATATAATTAACTATCTCGTATTTGCAAGAATCTCGCCAATCAATATCCTCGCTCATAGTAATTGCAATGAAAAAACCATCATATCTTTTTAATATATTTTCTATATCCTTTTCTATTTTCTTTAAATCTACCATAATTTACTTTCTTTTCTCGTAAATTAATATTTTCTGTTTAATTCCATGCCCGCAACAAGCCGATTTAATACCTTTTATATAACCCAAACAAGCGTCATATCCTTCTTTTGTCGGCATTTTCCCACATCTAATACAAGGTCTTTCAATACTAATGGATTGTTTATTATCTGCATAAACCCAATCATCATTATAAATAATTTTATGTCCTCTTTGATATGCCCAAACCGTCATAATACTTCTCCATATAAAAAGCACTTGATATCGCTCAAGTGCTAAAGCGAGGTAACTGTCATACCTATTATATCAAAAAAGTTAGTATTTAAAAATATCTATTAAATTGTCTTTTTCATTCATCTGGAATTGTTATTTTGATTGGAATATTTTCTCTAAAATGTATTATTCCAATATCTGCACGACCAATTAATTCAGCACAATTAATAGTTTCTGATAAAAATAAATCCAAATTTTTTCTACTTACATATCTTATTATTTCCATTAATCCCCCTATCTAAATGAAAAATCGGCAAGTTTTGATTCGCCTGTAATATTTGCTTTTGAATAAGCCCCATATCTCATACTATCGCAAAAATGATTATTAAATGGGACTGGTTCTTCCATTACGTTACCGTCTTTGTCTTCCCTGCGCTTATAAGATTGCAATTCTTTAATCCCGTTAATACT